ATCGACTATGGGTTCAACATGGTGGTCGAAGATCCAGTTTATGAATTTGAGAAAATCGTATTTTGCCAGTCACATTTTATTTGGAATGGTACTGGTTACGTGCAGGTTAGGGATCCCAAGGTTTGTACTGCCAAAGATTCTCTTTCCCTTGTGCCGTTCACTAGTGAACCAGCAATGCGGGCGTGGTTGGGGGCGGTTGGGCAAGGCGGCTTAGCTCTCAACAGTGGCATTCCAGTCCTACAGGAATTCTACGCGATGTACTTGCGTGAATCCAAGGGCCATACTGGATTGGACCACCCGTCCATGGAGTCCGGAACCAGATTCTTGTCGCGAGGAATGGAGTCGAAGTGGGTCCCAATTAGTCCAGAAGCACGCTGTAGCTTCTGGTTGGCCACTGGCATCCTACCTGACGAACAAGTTCAACTGGAGAAATTCTATTCCATGTTCTCATACAATTTTTCCACCGACACCCCTAGCGGTGACTTGACACCGCTAAACCTGTACCAGTAGGCATTTCTGATAAAACTTGTATCAATCTGTAACACAATTTATTTTATAATCAAATGTATTCCAAACCAAAATCCCAGAAACAAACCAAGGCCGGTAATGGTCCCAAAACCAACCACGTGTTCCGTAACGTTAGGGATCCCGTAGTGGTTGATGCAAATGCCGTTAATCCTGCTATCGCCAACATCCTTACAGATGCTAGCGGGAACAGCGACACTGCTATTAGTTTTTCCCCACTAGGGCTCCAAACCGTGAAAGACCTCGATACTGCAACTCCTAGCTCCCAATTCCTTGAGTCCCCGAGGCTTGGGTGGTTGCACAATACCGCCCGAAATTTCTCATCCTACAGAATTTTGAGGGCGAATTTGGTGTACACCTCATTGTTAGGTTCCACCGCCACAGGTCGGATTGCCTTCTACTCCAGCACCGATTTTGCTGACGGCGTTACTCTTGCAACATTGGGTAACATGCCAAATGCCCGTATTGTGGACCTTGCAATGGGTGCTTCCAAAGAAATCCGGTATAATTTGGCCGTTGATTCCTCCTGGAAGAAAGTCTCATCGCAAACCCTGTCTATTGTCACTGCCTATGGGCCTAACTTGCTCCTCAACTTCAACACGGTGAATGACATTATATTCTCCCAGTTGAGTATTGTTGTGGCTGGTGGGCCTAGCTCAACTGCAGTAGGGTCGCTAGCTATCGAGTATGACGTGGAGTTCAAGGGGCCAATCGGAATTGGTTTGAACTTTTAGAGATTTGTTTCATAGACTGTGGAAAGGTCTT